TAACGTCACTTGTATTGCTTGCCTTTTCAAGTTTCTGTTGCAACCGTCTTAATTCTCTTGTATCTACCATATGCTACCCCTCCGTATAGGCATCTAATAAAACTTCTTGATGGTATTTATAGACTAAAGGTTTACCACTTCGCTTATACGTTTCTGTAACATTGTTCTGCGTTACTGCAATCTTTGCACCGACTTTAATTTCAATTTCTGGTGCAATAAACAGTTTGATTTCCTGGTATGATGTGTTTACCGTGTCCGACTGGCTCGCAGAACCACCTTTTTGATAACTAAGTCGGCACGGTTGATTTTTGCAATATACTACTGGTTCCGTCTTGTTTACACCATTCACCCGCCTTGATTCAAGGTTTGTAATCGTGCATAAACCATCATAGCGACTTTCGATTGCTTTTCTTACCATCGCAATTTACGGAAAGCAGCAACATCACGCTTTCCATACTCCTTTAAACTTCTGATAAAGTTATTCAATGCTTTCTGTGGTGTCAAGCTATCACTTGTAGCAAATTCTACCGTTGTGTCGCCCTCAACAATTTTCTTTGCTACCATGTCGATATTTAAGGTTGTTGCCAAAGTACCTACGGCACTTTTCGATTCAAGAAAAGCACCGCAAGTACGATTGATAACTACCTTGTCAAGTTCTTCTGGAACTTCTGTAATATTGCACTGATTGAGTATTTCACGTTCGGTAACGTCTTTCATGTACTCTATAAGAGTTCTGTCATTGTCACTAACACTGGAATACCCAATCAGTTTCAGCACATCAATAACCTGTGCCACCGTTACCATGATTAACCTCTAGTAATGATTCTACAGATTGGAATAGCCTTGTGGTTGATGTAGGTACGGTTAGCCGCTACGGATTCGCCGGAATGAACTAATGCCCAGTTTTCACCCTTTTCAAGTTCTGCGTCTGTTGGAGATAAAGATGCCTGGGAAGTCTTTTCATAGGAGATACCAAAAGGTGCAAATACCTTTCTCTGTCTCATGTAAAGAGTATCTTCGCCACCGTTTACCTTTGGATCACGGTCCATTTCATAAGGAACCTTTGCACCAATATCTTCGTAGTCGAAAGCACCGTCACCTAAAACGTATGTGGTGTACTTTGTAACTGCTTCGTCACCTTCACCCTCTACTACTGTAGGCATTGCATCGTCAATAACAACTAAGCACTTGCCCCACTGTGCAAGGTCAAGATTTCTCTGAACACCCTGTGGATCTGTGTACTTCAAATGCTCTAACAGGTTGAGGTTTTCAAGGCCTGTTGCAACATCGGAGTGCATGAATACAAGGGAGAACTTCTTCTTGTTAGCACCGCACGCCTTATTTGTTGCGGAATTAAGTGTTGTTGCTGTCATAGCACCTTCGATTTCAGTAGTGTGCTTGTCTACGAACTCAACATTCTTTGCACCAGATGCCATAGAGAAAATACCCTTTAAGATTGCAAGGATAGTGTTCTGGTCTAATGTGTCCTTATACTGTGCTACCTGTGCCTTTACGTTTTCCATAAAGTCAACACCTGTAAGGTCATAGGAGAAATCAGTTTCAACCCATGCCTTTGCTCTGCCGACTACCTGTACACCACGTTCAAAAGTCTTGGTCTTAGTTGCAGTAATGTCGGTCTGGCCGTCATAGTTTACTGCATCGCCATCCAGTAAACCTCTGATTGCGATTCTTGCGTAGTTTACACCGTTCTGTGCGGTCATTACGTTCTTAATGTCCGGGTTTGCCTTTAATGCTCTACTCTTTTTCAGTTCGTTGGTAGTAAGATTCGGGATTCTATCAACGCCGTACTTAAATGCTTCTGGATTAAAGGACTTGGAATCAAATTTTGTGTTTGCCATAGTTTTTTTACTTCCTTTCTTGGTTGTTATTATTCAAGTGAAGATAAGTCAATGCCCGGATTCGCTCTCATAAAAGCGTCCAATTCTGCATAACTCATTTCACTCGGTTTCTTTGTTACTGGTGGAGTAGGATTTCCCGCCGGATTTGTTCCCGCCGGATTTACCTGTTCCTTGCCAAAAAGATTTTTACCGAACTCGTTTTCTTTGAGTGCCGCAATCTGCTCGTTAAGTCCTGTAAGGTTTCCTTTCTTGTCGAACTCAACTTCGGATAAATCAAGCAGCTTTAATGCCATATCAATATCCCTTGCTTCTGCTGTTCTCAAAGTGTCACGGATCGCACTGTCGAGTTTCATTTTGGAAATCTCGGTTTCGTACTGTTCCTTTGTTGCTGTGTTTTCTGTCTGCAACCGTTCAATCTCTGCCTGTAAACCTTCTGCATCAATCTTCTTTAATGCTTCTAACTGCTTGTCACGGTCTGCAATCTGCGTTTTCAAAGCGTCACGGTCTTTAATAACTTCATCTAATCTCGCCTTTGGCACATAACCTTCAAGGTCTGCCTTTGCCAATTCAATGATTTTTGCTACGTTTTCCTCCGCAACTCCGATGTTCAATAAATCTTCTTTTCTCATTTCTTTTTGCTCCTTTCAAAAACATTTATTAACGTGGTTCAGTCCACGAATATTTGACTTGTTCTTTTAACGTCTGCAATACAAAAAAGACGGTAATAAAAAAAAGAGCAGCTATTTGCCACTCTGTTTTTTCTTTTTGCACATATTACATTGCTTTCTTTTCTTCTTACACACACTTATCCAGGTCATAGCACCAGACGATGTGTGTACTGCTTTTAGTTCCTCATTTTTGCAAAGTGCCATATTGTTTTCTCCAACCTTTGTAAGTCATTGTGTTCGGCACTTGAATCGAATTTCCCTGTTTGTCTCTTGCTGCTCGATTCCCTGTTTCGAAATCATCAAAATACGGAAGTATTACACACCTACAATGTCGGTGCATCGGACTATAATTAACTCCGACTTCTGCATCTTTGACAAGGAACACTTTACCGTCCAACTCTGCACAATGTTCGCAAGTCTCGGTATCAAGTGTCGCTAAGTATCTGTATTTCTTGATATTCTCATTGTTGAAAGCCGATTTTATGCCTTGTCTTTCTGCATACGAACATTCGGTATCTATCATTGCTTTTGTGCTGTTTTGAAGTGTTTTAAAAGCCTTTTCTACCGAAATATCCTGGTCGTATATAATGCCACGGTTTATCTCTTTGAGAATATCATGCTGCAACCGCCCTTTATAAAACAACATATCATCAATATAAGATTCCCCGTTGATATGCCATTTCATATTCAGATTGCCCGGAACCGCTTTTTTAAACTCATTTCTGATAAGCTGAATAACAAAAGCAGTCTCGAAAAAGCTATTTGAGTAACTTTTTTGCAGTGTTTCCGAAAATTCAACACCCAAATAATCAAAAAATGAATTTATAAGGTTGTTTATTTCCGCTTTCAGCTTACGTTTCGTTATTTTACCCTTGGAAAACAGGAACAATAACCGTTCAACATCTTCCTTTAGGCTATCTTCTGTATCTATGACAGATAAGAGGAAGCGAACATCTTCTGAATATTCGCTCTCCCCTACCTGAACCATATATTCATCTAAGGTCATTCGTCCTCACCACCCTTATAGGTTGGTATCTTTCCTGTAGGGTTATATGCCATTTCTTCTTTCATCTGTGCAGAAAGTAACTGCTTTTCCTTTTCAGGATCTACACACCACGGATGCTTAGAACGAATTGTTTCATCACTGATAATGTCCTTAGATACAACACAATTCTGAATGATTGCATTTTCGTCAATCATCATATTTCTGTTGAATGTAAAAGTCACGGTCGCATCTTCCGGCACGACACCGCCCTTATTTTTAATATCTGCATTGATAAAGAACATCATATCTTCGAAAGCAGCTTGCCATTCAACTTCCATATCGTCAGCGTCAAGATCCATATCGTGATAAGCTGTCTGTATGTGCATCTGGTTAGCATCAGAAGTCAATCTATTGTCTTTTACATTAAAGGAACGTGCATTTTCGACTAATGCTTCTTTTAAAATGCCTAAGATTGCTTTGTAGTTCTCGGCATTAACCTGTACCTGTAATGTTTTTACGTCTCCGGCCTGTCCGTCAATCGTTGTTACCTTTACTGCTCCGTATGTTGCCAACTTCTGCCGGAACTCTCCTAAGTTTTCTCCGTCATAGTTGATAAGTACCAGGATAGTGTTTCTCACATCTTCTTCCATACTGTTTACGAAATTAGAAACAATACGGTTGATTGCATCTTGAATACTCTTTGTGTTACGAATTAACGGGATTTCCTTTTCGTTTCTCTTAAAAACAATTAACGGTATTCTCTGCCAGTTAAAATACTTTTTCTCAAAACCGCCCTCTGTCGGCACATTGATAGAAATATACGGTTCGTCTTCTTCTAATTCGTTCTCGAAAAGTCGGCCACCTTCTAATCGGTAATGCTTGATACCGTCTAATGTGTAGTAATCGAAAAATTCGAATACTTTTCTGTATTCGCCTTCGTAACCCTCAATGGTATACAAACGGCCAAAGGATTCTAAAATCGTTCTTTCTTCATCCTCAAAGAAAGGTATAATATCCCATGAACGGAAGTGTTTCCACTGTAATACACCTTTACTGTCATAATACGGATATAAAAACGCAACGCCCTTGTCGATACTCTCACGGCAAACTCGGTTTAATGTACGATGCATCTTAGCATTGTAGTATTTCTTTACCGTTTCTCCGTATTTTGAATCTTTGGCAGTGATAGTAAGCGGTTTTGCCATGATGTAATTCTTCTTTTCGTCTACCGCTTTCTGATACTGGTTGTCGATAATTCGGTTGTTCGGCAGATTGTCAACCTCTACTTTGACACCACCTTCGCCAATTACTTCTCTTTTGGAAAATTTAATAGGGTGTTCGCCATTGTAATACTGGTCTGCCGTAATCATTTCTCTACGTTTTGCAGACTTCTTCCATTCTTCAATCTCTTTTTCAAGAAAACGCATATCGGACATTACCGACTGTGCGCCTTCATTCACAATATTGTTAGCAACGTTTGTCATTGCTCCATACGGTAAAAATCCGTTCATGTTTCCTCCTACTCAAAAGAAAATGCCGAACCTCTCACTTTATCCATGACCGCATATCTCAAAGCGTCCATAGTATGTGAAAAATCGTGGTTCGGTCTGTTGATTAAATTGCCCTGTTTATCTTTTTCCCAACTGTAATTACTAATGTCCGTGATTGTATGAGCGCAATTCGGATGAATAATTACTTTATACTGTTGGATTAACTGAATACCATATAAGACACTGTCACGGCCTTTTCGTGCGGGCCTAGCCTTATACAGTCCTAAGTTTCTAAGTTCCTGGATAGATTTCGGTTCAGCACTATCACAAACTACAATCTGGTCTGAATAACCCATGCCCCAAACTG